GAAGATCGACAAGGTTTGGCAAAGACCAGCGGCGTGGTTAGCGCAAGGCTCCGCAGTCCACGAGGCTGCTGAGGCATGGGAACGATCCAACCGCACACTAACCCTGGAACAAACACAAGACGTGTTCAGGGAATCGTATGCAACCCACATTGATGAAGCTTGCTCGAAGGCACCGAACTTTGAGTACTGGTTCAAGTCCGGACCTTACGGTGGAGAACTCGATATCGAACGCCGGTTCAACATAGGTTTGGAACAAACCGAACGATACATCCGATGGTACGAGAACAACCCGCAAGAAGTAATCTGGATAGCACCAGACGGCACACCAGGCATCGAACTAGGCTTCGACATAGACCTAGACGGTGTTGCCGTTCGAGGCTTCATTGATGCTGTGATTAACACTGCGGAAGGTTTGATCGTTCGTGACAACAAAACCGGCAACAGCCCCGGTGATGACTTCCAACTAGGGGTTTACGGTGTTGCGTTAGGCTTGACATTCGGTATCGACCCGCCCACCGTAGGAGACTACTGGATGGGCAAGTCAGGCAAACCCACCCTGCCGTACCCCATCGGGGACTGGACAGCCGGCAAAGTAACCGAAAGGTTTCAGTGGTTAGAAGGCATGATTCAAGACGGGAGGTTTGAGCCGTCACCAGAGCCCTCGAAGTGCAGATTTTGTGATGTGTCGTGGGCCTGCCAATACCAAACTTGACAGTAGGAAGATAAAGGTATGAGTGAAGCGTTGACAACTATGGAAATCACCGTCACCAGGGTCATCAACCCTGACGGTCAGCTAGGGCTGAAGGTGACAACACCTGAACAGTTCTCGTTCGTGGAAGCTTTGGGGTTGCTCGCTGCGGCGCAGTGGCAACTGTTCCACCAGATGACACAACGATACGGAGACTAATTGTTCACCCTCAACCAATCCCTGTACGTCAAAGGCTCGGGTGGTGACCCGCTACCAACCGTGTGGGAATCCCTAGAAAAGAAAGGCACCCGGTTCCTACGCGGCCAACTAGCTTTGATCTGCGCCGGCCCCGGCGTGGGCAAATCAGCTTTGGTGCTGACCTACGCGCTGAAAGCGAAAGTCCCAACCCTGTACTTCAGTGCCGACTCCGACGCCTTCACCCAACTATCTAGAAGCGTGTCAATCGTCACCGGCTGGGACATGGGCCGAACAACCCGCATGGTACGCAACGAACAGTTAGGAGAAACATCCAAAGAGTTCGACAACATCCCCATCCGGTTCATCTATGACGCCTCCCCAACACCTAAACGAATAGAAACAGTCATGGAGGCCTACTGGGAACTGTACGGGGACTACCCGGCCCTAGCCGTCATCGACAACGTCACCAACGTCCGCACCGGGGGTGACAACGATGATGACCCGTTCGCCGGCCTCGAATCGTTGATGGACGAACTGCACCGCATGGCAAGGGTCACCGGGTCATGTGTGATCGGTTTACACCACGTCACAGGGAAGTACAACGATGCGTGCGAGCCCATCCCGCTTTCTGGGGTTAAGGGTCAGATCGCACGTGTGCCGGAGATGGTGTTGACGTTGCACAAGATCAGTGAGCAGTTCGGGCCGGCATCGTTGCGGGTATCGACTGTGAAGAACCGGGCAGATAAATCCGATCCCTCAGGGTATGACTGGACAGAGTTGGACTTCTGGGGCGACACAATGCAGATAAAGGACAAATGATGAACTTTACCTTGACAGTAGGTATAATGATCTGGTCGGTGACCCTGATGCTGGCTGCGGGGTGGGCTGAATGATCCCATCCGTTGCCCTCATCGTCGGGTTGACCATCTTGTTGTTCGTGTGGTGGGACTGGTACACGGCGCGGGAAACTGACCGGGAGATCGCAAAGTTCTTCGATGACCACGACGAAACGTAAACCAGGGCACCGCAACCAAGACCGCAAACACAAACGCAGATCGTGTATCGACTGCGCCGACGAAGGGATCACCACAGGCAGAAAGGCACCGCACCCAGGCCCACGGTGCGCTACGCATCATAGGGCGAAAAGGGCTAGCCGGCGCTCCCAAACACAGGAGCAACGCTGGATGCAGGTGTACGGCATCAGCGGGGACGAGTATTGGAGACTTTACCGTTACCAACTGGGTAAGTGTTTCATCTGCCAGCGCGCCACAGGCGCTAGGAAACGGCTCTCGGTGGATCACTGCCACGCAACCGGCATCGTCAGAGGGCTACTCTGCACGACCTGTAACTCGAAGGTTCTGGGTCATGCCAGGGATGAGATTGAGTTCTTTGAACGGTGCATCGACTACCTGACCGAACCTCCCGCTCTGCGACTATTCGGTGAGCGGGTTGTACCCGACATGAGAACTTGACACTAGGAGAACAAACATGGAGATTGATGAATGGGTCGCGGTGGGTGTAGCGAAAGGGTATTGCGGGCCTATCGTGTGTTCCACCCACGACGGCATCCCCACCACCCTGGCCGAAGACGAAGCCTTCGATGAGGGGGACGACCCGTGTGTGCCGGTGGTGCGAATGTACGCCTGCCCTGACGAGAAACACGAAGTCGAATCCAACCACTCCGCATCGGTCTGGCGGAACCTTGGGTAAACACCGTGGGCGTTTCAAATGGAAAAAATATTCACGGCACAAAGGGAACCTTCAAGGCTACTGGGAACACCCGAAACGGAAAGGGAAACACAGGATGGGCGAATCAGCAATCGTTAAAACGATACAGCGGTACCACCCGCAGTGGCAGCCGCCACCGGACAACGGGTACGAGTGGGTTTCTTGTTTGTGCCCTTTCCACCCTGACACGAATAGGTCAGCGTCGGTGTCCTATAACCGGGCGGCTTTTCATTGTTTCGCTTGCCCCGCGAAGGGGGATGTGATCGCACTTATCCGGCAACAAGAAGGAGTTGATTATGCCCAAGCCTTCACCACAGCAGAAACAATTTATGCGGGAAGCGACCACCCAGTACCACGAAAGCCTCGAAAGCAGCCCCGCGCACAAATATTTACAGGCGAGAGGTTTAGCGGAGGCGACGAACTTCCGGTTGGGGTTCGTCAAGAACCCGCTCGCTGGACATGAAACGTACCGGGGATTCCTCGCAATCCCCTACCTGCGGAGAACACACGACAACCAATGGTCAGTCATCTCCATCAGGTTCAGGTGCATCCAAGACCACGAACACACCGGGCACGGCAAGTACATGACCGTCGCCGGGGAAACACCGCACCTGTTCAACACAGCGGCGTTGCTGAAACCGGGGCCGGCTGTGGCGATCACAGAGGGTGAACTGGATGCGATAACGGCGCAGCAGTGCGGGATACCCACCGTGGGTGTCCCTGGTTCGCAGGCGTGGCAGCCGCACTTCTGCGAACTGTTCCTGGGGTACCGGGAAGTTTATGTGCTGGCCGATGGTGACGCTGCCGGGACGCAGTTCGCCAACACCGTCGCAGGGTCTTTACCCAACGCGAAGGTGATCCCGATGCCCGCCGGCCACGACGTCAACTCACTCGTCACCACCCAAGGCAAACAAGCGTTAATCGAAAGGATGAAATGACAGTAACCGTCTACACCCAGCCGGGATGCCGGCCATGCAAACGGGTACTAACGAAACTGCTCGACGCCGGCATCGAACACCGGGTTGTTGATGTTTCGGTAGACCCGAAAGCGAAAGGCTATCTGAACCTGATCGGTGCCCGCTCGGTGCCGGTGGTTGTTGCCGATAACGGGTATGAGCCCATCGTGGGGTATCAGCCTGATTTGTTGAAGTATCTGATCGAAACGTATCCGAAGGAGAACACGGGTGTTTAATTGGGATTTCAATGTGAGTGTTTCGGTGGGCTTTCCTAGTTTCAGCCAGCTAGTAGACACCATCCACGATTATGTGTGGGAGCCGGAGGACGACGATGAGTGACGTGAACAGCGGAGCAGTTCACTCTTGGCGGGCTACCGCACCGCCTGACCCTATCAACCCCACCCATTACAAGCGTGGGCCTTTGGTTCGCGGTGTCAGGATCGAAGCGATTGATGTGACCCGTGAGGTTGCGGACTTCCGTTTGGGTAACGCCATGAAATACGTTTGGCGTGTCGGGTTCGGCGGGAAGGACAACAACATCGAGGACATTAAGAAGGCTGTCTGGTATCTCAACGATTGGTTGGAGCATCCGAATGAGTAAACGCATAGTAGTCATCCCCGACACACAACTGCCGTACCACGACCGGAAAGCACTGAAGTCTGTCATTAAGTTCATCGGGGATTACAAACCCGACGAGGTAATCCACATCGGTGACGTAATGGACTTCCCTCAGCCGTCACGGTGGACAAAGGGCACTGCCGGGGAGTTCGAGGGCAGCGTGTTCGCGGACTGCGAGCAAGCTAAACGCACCTTGTTCGAGCCGCTGCGGAAAGTGTTCGACGGCCCTATCGGTGTGCACGAGGGCAACCACGATGAACGCCCACGCACCTACCTGTCGAAGTACGCACCCGCTTTGGCTGAGTCCGGTGCTTTCAATATCGAAACTCTCCTTGACTTTAGGGAGTTCGATGTTAAACTTTTACCGGAGTTCAATAAGATCGCCCCGGGCTGGATTACTACGCACGGGCACAGGGGTCAGATTGCGTTGTCCCGTGTCGCCGGCAACACCGCGTTGAACGCGGCGGTGAAGTTCTCCACAAGCGTGGTGATGGGGCATACGCACCGTATGGGTGTGCTGTCGAAGACGCACGGTTACGCCGGCAATATCACTAGTCAGGTTACGGGGATGGAGGTTGGTCATCTTATGAATCAGAAGCTCGCCCAGTATTTGAAGGGCGGGACTGGGAACTGGCAGATGGGGTTCGGCATTTTGACGGTGGAGTCCGGTTATGTGAAGCCGGAGTTGGTTCCTATCAGCCGTGGAAGGTTCACGGTTGATGGGGTTACTTGGGAGGTTTAACTTGACAGTAGGAGAAGGCACAGTGGATGTTATGCGGTTGAAGGTTGAGGTTGAGAAGGCTGCGAAGACGGTTGCTTTTAAGTGGCCGAACGTAGTCAGCGCGGAGGACATGGAGCAGGAACTTTACCTGCACTTGTTGGAGTCGCCGGGTTCGGTGGAGAAGTTGCTGAACGAGTTCAACGATAAGGACAGGTTGAACGCGGTGGTGGCTATCGGCCACAAGATAGCCGGCAAGGAACGGGAAGACTACGAAGTGTTCTCCGGTAACTTCCGGTACTCCGTTGATGAGGTAAA